CCAACGATGATCTTGCCAACAACGCTCAGGCTGTGGCAGATATCGCCATTCCTGCCTATACCAAGTCTGGCAACGCTGCAGCCACTGCGGCCGAGAAGGCCAAAAGCGCCGCCAAGACGGTCAGTGAGACCCTGCTGTGGTCTCTGCAGGATGCCGGGCATAGCGAGAGCACCAACGCTCTGGGCAAGGTGACCACTCAAACCACCGAGCTGACCGAGCACTTGCGCAAAGGCAGCGAAGAGTACGACCGTGTGACCCGCACGGTGACCGAGTCTGGCAAGGAGCTGGTGAACGGCGTGGTGAAGAATTACAAGGAAGTCACCAGGTACGTCACTGAGCAGGGCAAAACTACCGCCCAGACACAGAAAACCTATGAAGAGATCGCGGCTACTGTCCGGGATACGGTTACATCCACCTTTGACACCGTGCAGAACGGCATCAAGACCACCACCCAAACCATCACTGAGACCCTGACCGATGAAACGACCCAGCAGAAACAGGTCATCACCGAGACGTGCACTGATATTGTGAACGGGCTTCTGGTGACCAGGGAAAGGGTCACGAACATCGCCGCAGATGGGATAAGGACCACCACGGAGACCATCAAGGAAGCTTCCGCGTCCAGTCTTTCGGGCCTGTGGAAGGAATTTCAGACCGAGGCGGACAAAGGCATCCTGGGTACCTTTGATACGCTGGTTTCTGCCGTAAAAAAGCAGGACTGGCTTTCGGTGGGCGAGTGGGCACTTTCTGCCCTATATGCCGGTCTGGCTCCTTCTGCCAAGCAGCAGATCGAAAGTGCGGGCCTTGCCATCATCCAGCAGATCAATAAGATCTTGCTGGATGGCAGCAGCACTCTGGCTCAAACCGCCTGGCAGCTGGGCATTCATCTGGCCAACAACATCTCTGGCGGGCTTAGCAAGGCGCTGGCGGGTTCCAGTGCTCTGTCCGGTATCGGCAAACTCCTCGGCATCGGCGGCACCGCGGCCACCGCGGGAGCCGCCGGTACAGCCACCGCGGGAGCAGCCGGTAGCGGCCTTGCGGCGCTGGGCATTTCCGTGCCAGAGATCGGCATGATCCTGCTGGCGGTGCTGGGCGTGGGCGCGGTGGGCTACGGCATCTACAAGCTTGTGACCAAAAACAAGGAGAAAGATACCGTTTCCTCCGCCATGTCCTACAAAGACCTGCAGGATGCCTACTGGTACGGCAACGAGCGGGCCTTTGCGGGCTACGACTACCGCACAGACCCTTACACCTTCAACCCGAACAACAGCGCTGTGCTGGGCTACCAGGCCAAAATGCAGGAGCAGATGGCCCGCCTTACCGAGGTGGTACAGCAGTATCTGCCCGACGTGGCGAACCAGCAGATTGTGCTGGATGACGGCACGCTGGTTGGCAAGATGGCCCCCGGCATGAACGCGGAACTGGGCCAGATGCAGATTTTATCCGAAAGGGGCAATTGATGTAGATGTATGAGATTTACGGCTACCCGTTCGGCAACCCAGACGCTGAGCTTTTGATCTACCGCCCCGGCAACACGCAGGCACTGGTGCTGTCGCCCAAGCTTACCCGCGAGGTGAGCAAGGGAGGCAGTCTTGTTTTTACCATGCCCCGGGACCACCCACAGTACAGCAAGCTGCAGAAAATGTCCACCGTGGTGGTGGCAAAGCAGGACGGCAAGGAAATCTGGCGCGGGCGCATCCTGAACCACGAAGCGGACTGGTACAACCGCCGCGTGATCTACTGCGAGGGCGCGCTGAGCTTCTTCAACGATTCCTGCGTGACACCCTTCAACTACGAGGGCACGTTAAAGCAGTTCCTGCAGCACATTGTGGATGCCCACAACGAGCAGGTGCAAGACCAAATGAGGCGTTTTGAGCTGGGCACCATCACTGCCGCGCTGGGTGACCTGCAGGTGCACTTTGGAGACGCGGACAAATATGGCGTGGGCGAGGACTACGGCAGCATTTGGGATATCATCGACAAGCTGGTGCTGAAGGTCTTTGGCGGTTACGCCTACTGCACCTTCAATGCTGCCACAGGCAACAACGTGCTCAACTACTGCGATCAGGCGGTGGAAGCGAAGCGGCAGGTGAACCAGAACATCGAGTATGGTGTGAACCTTCTGGATCTGACCGAAAAAACCGACACAAACGACCTTTTCACCCGCATCTACCCGGTGGGCAACAAGCACACCGTGAAAAAAACGAAGTGGTACTACAAGCTCATGTGGTGGAAAGACCACTCCCACGACTCGGACGAAGACCACGAGGAACGCTACGGCATCATGGACACCGACGCGGCTACCGTGGCAAAGTATCTGCCGGCCGGGTGGAGCTACAACCTCGAAGAGGGCTGGATCCAGAACGATGCCGCTGCCGCAAAGTTCGGCATCGTCTCCAAGATCCGGGAGCAGGATACGGACAGCGACAACGACACCTTTGCCGCTGGCGTGCAGGACCTGCAGCAGAATTATGCGATGGTCATCAGCTATACCGTAAAAGCTGTAGACCTGGTGGATGCCGGGTACGGACAGACCGAAGATGGCAGCATCCTCGACCGGCTCACTTTTGCCAGCTATGCCCATATCATCAGTGCCCCGCACAGTGTGGATGCAATCATGCTGTGCACAAAGCTTGTGGAGCCGTTCGACCATCAGGACAAAAAAGAGTATTCCTTCGGCATGACCCGCCGCACCCTCACCGACCGACAGGCCGCAAACATGGGCCGCACGAACCTTCTGGAAGAGCAGGCCGCCACCAGTGCCAATTCTACCGAAGCCCTGCTGAAAAATCTGAACGCTTATAAAAAGTCCAACGACGCTGCCGTGGCCGATGCCGCCAAGACGGCTACAAACTTCCTCTCGTTTGATGCGTCCTCGGGACTGATCGTGGGGCATGAGAGCCTACCGGACAAAAAGGTGCAGATCACCAACAGCGGAGTAAAGGTGCTTTCGGGCAGCAGCATGGTCAACATCACGGCGAAGAGCATCTCCATCACCGACGGAGCGGGCAGCTGCTCCATCAGCAGCGGCGCGATCACTTTCCACGGCATCAAAAACCAAAAGCCCATCTATGCGTGGGGAAAGCTGGATCTTTTTTCGGCGACCACTCTTGCGCTTGACCTGAGCAGCTATTCCGCGGTGCTCATCACCTTTGAAAGCAAAAAAGGCTCAACCTGGCTTGCGAGCGGAGGCGGTGCAGGCCCTGTGTCAGTAGTGCTTCCGGTCAATGGCAAGACTTACTCGATGGTGTACCCGTGGAACACAGTTCATCGCAGAGATGTCACGGTGAAAGCCTCAGGCATTATATTCGGATCCGGGCAGGAACGCACATCTTCCTATACCACAGGCGTTGGCACAATGGCAACTTTTTTCAGTCTGGAGTCTCCGACAGTTGACGGATGGACTGGCAATAATTCTGTGTGTATACCGATAGAGCTGTACGGCTTTATGTGAGGGCTTATGAAAAAAGACGGTTACAAGTTCAAGTGTAAAATTTGTTCGGACGGCAGGCTTTATGAGGGCGGGTGGGCGCATGAAAGCGTGATCCCAGACCCGCTGCCTTTTAATGAAGTCCTTTTCGATGAGTTCCCCGAGACCACTAACGGCGGCGCAGACTATGTGTGGGACGGCCAGACCCTCACTTACAGCCCCGCAGCTGTAGAAGAGCCTGCGCCGGTGCAGACCGCAGACGATGGGAGCGAGGTGAGCTACTCTTGAAAGACTATGCCGCACTGGAAGCCGCAGCGGCCCAAAACCCGCGCCTGAATGACGTGCTGGTGCAGCAGGGTGAAAACTTTATCTCTCTGCGCTCCGCCTTCGGCCTGTGGCTCAAAAAAGAGGGCAGGCAGATCAATGCCCCCACCGTGGAAAGCCTGCAGGAGTACCCGCCCGGCTACGATATGGTTCTGGATTTTACGCAGGCGGTGGACAGCAAGGTGCATTTCAAGCAGCGCACCGTTCCGCTGAGCTTCGTCTGCCTGCGACCAAAAGAGCAGTGGGAGACCATCCGCAGCGGGCTGGAAAACGCCTTGCAGGGCCGGTGGCTGGAATTTTACTTTTCCCGCACACCTGATCAGCGCCGGGAAGGGCAGTTCTCGGTGGAGCTCACTCCCGGCGATATCACGGCGGAGGTAAGCATCAGCGTGGTATGCGCGCCGTGAGGAGGTGAATGCTTTGGCTGATTATAAGGCAATCGAGCAGATCGCCCGCGAAAGCAGACGCTTCAACGACGTGCTCATTTTGCAGGGCGGCGGCACCGTCTCCCTGCTGGAACGCTTTGGCCTGCTGATCAATAAGGGCTACCCGCAGGTGGGTAAGGCGGAAACACTCTCCATGCTGGTGAACGTTCCCGGCGCGGGCCGCCCGCTGGATCTGAGCCGGTCGCTGGATGGCAAGCTGCACTACTCAAAGCGCCAGATCACGGTGCAGGCCACCTGCCTGCGGCCCAAAGACCAGTTGGACGTTTTGCAAAAAGAACTGGAAGCCCTGCTGCAGGGGCAGTGGGTGTGGTTCCGCTTCAAAAAAGATGCGTACTTCTGGCGCGGGTTCTGCACCGTTTCTATGCAGCGCAAGGAGCACAGTGCCCTTGTCACCCTGACCGCAGTGTGCAACCCCTACAACTACAACCTCACCGCATACATGGGCAGCGCATGGCTGTGGGACACATTCAACTTTGAGAAAGACACCATTTATGATGTACGCACGGAGGTGAAGAACCTTTGACAAAAACCTTCAAGGAGATCATCGACGGCATTCGCACGGCCATCCTCGGCATCGAGGTGCGCGAGGATATCGCCCAGGGCATGGAGTATGTGGAGCAGTTTGCAGAGACCTCCACCACCAAAGCGCAGGAAGCTGCTAAAAGCGCCACCGCCGCAGAGCGGGCCAAGACCGATACTCTTGCTGCCAAGACGGAAGCGGTGCAGGCGATTTCTGCAGAAAAACAGGCCGGTCTGGATGCCATCAGCACCGCAAAAAGCAACGCGGTAAAAGAAACCCAGTCCGCCCACACCGCAGCCCTGCAGGACATCTCCAATGCCCGCACGGGAGCGCTGGACGATGTGGCCGCTTCTACCAAAATGGCCACCGATGCCGCCAGCACGGCTGTTCAGAAAGCTGCTGCTGCCGCAGGCAGTGCGTCAAATGCGGCGGAGAGCGAAAAAAATGCGAAAGCGTCTGCAAATGCTGCGCAGGAACACCAGACCGGAGCGGAGGCTGCACAGAAAAAAGCAGAAGATGCCGCCGATCGTGCCGCCGCCACCGTAAGCACCGATAAGACGCTAACGGTAGAAAATGCCCCAGCTGACGCAAAGGCAGTTGGCGAAGCCCTAAAGAATTTGAATATTCGCCCGGCCACATCCACAACACTTGGCGGAATCAAGGTTGGTAGTGGACTTTCTGTGGCCGACGATGGTACGCTGAGTGCCGATGCTCAGGAATACACCCTTCCTCCTGCAACGACAACAGAGCTAGGCGGTATCATTGTAGGAGATGGGCTAAGAGTTTCCGATAAAGGTGTGTTGAGTTGTGACTTTGTAATCCCGGAAGTGGACAAACTAACTGCCTACCCAGTGGGCAGCATCTACCAGAGCACCAGTTACACCAGTCCCGCCGCACTGTTTGGCGGTACATGGCAGGAGATTGCGTTTAACCGCGTGCTGATGGGTGCTGGCAGCGGCCACGCAGCAGGCAGCACCGTGGAGGCCGGACTGCCGAACATCACGGGCTCTTTTGTCGCGGATGTAAAAAAGGGTGAACATAAGGTATCCGGCGCATTCACTGCCGGCAACGTGATCGCATCTACGGGCGAATACAATTCCTTTTCTGATGTATATAAGTTCAGTCTGGATGCGTCCAAGTCTAATGCCATCTACGGCCGCAGCAACACCGTGCAGCCTGCCGCCTACTATGTGCACATCTGGCGGCGCGTGGCCTGAGAAAGGAGGTTTTGAACCATGAAGATCATTGACGAGAACGGTGCAGCCATTGAGACCCCTGACCTGACGCTTGGGTATCTGGTGGACAACACCGAGCCAGTGGAGCACCCCGCCGTGGAAGGCGTGGAGGAAGTGAGCCACTACGAGACCGTAACGGAGTATCCCGGCGGCGGCAGGGATGTGCGGAAGGTCATCGACGTGCCGGGCGTGCCTGCGCAGGCCGCATGGACCGAACAGGTGCCGGTGCAGAGATACATCCGCTATACGGAAGAAGAATTGGCCGCGCGGGAAAAAGAGCGCCAGCAGGCCGAGGAAGCAGCCCGTCTGCCCGAGACGATTGCCAGCCTGACCTGCCAGCTGACCGACCTGCAGCTGGCCCTGTGTGAACTGTACGAAGGAGGTGGTGTGTAATGGCAAGGATCTATGCGGCCCTGATCCGCAAGGGCATCAAAACGCTGGAGGATGTGCCCGCCCGGCTGAGGGAGGCCGTGGCAGCGCTGCTGCAGGAGGACGGCCATGCTTAATGTTTACTCCCGCACAAGGGATGGCGAAACGCTGCTGAGCCGCAGCTTCCGCGCAAAGGAATTTGCCTGCAAAGACGGCACCGACCCTTTGTTTGTGGACAGCGAACTGGTGCAGGTGCTGCAGGCCATCCGTGACCATTTTGGCGCACCGGTGGTCATTACCAGCGGCTACCGCACCGCTGCACACAACAGGGCTGTGGGTGGGGCGGTTTACAGCCAGCATCAGTATGGCCGTGCCGCGGATATCCGGGTGTCCGGCGTGCCGGTGGAGCAGCTTGCCGCCTACGCCGAGACCCTGCTGCCCGGCACCGGCGGCATCGGCCGCTACCCCGCAAAAGGCTTTGTCCATGTGGATGTGCGCAAAGCAAAAAGCCGGTGGGTCGGGTAAAGGCGGTGAACGGAATGGAAACGATCTTATCCGCTGTCATTGCCGGGGCCGTGACCCTGATCGGCGTGCTGATCGCCAACAGCCGCAGTCAGGCCGTGACCGACACCAAGCTCGAAGAGCTGACCCGCGAGGTGCGTGAGCATAATAATTTTGCCCGCCGCGTACCGATTTTAGAAGAACAGATGAAGGTGGCCAACCACCGCATCGCTGACCTTGAACAAAATGAGAAAGTGAGGAATTGATATGAACTTTGGTAAAATTTCTGCCGCCACCATCGCCCGCACCGCTGTGCTGCTGCTTGCCCTGACCAATCAGGTGCTGAGCGCTCTGGGAAAACCTATGCTGCCCATTGAGAGCCAGACTGTGGAACAGCTGGTGACCGCCGGCATCACCACCGTGGCCGCGCTGATCAGCTGGTGGAACAACAACAGCTTCACCTCTGCAGCCATTCAGGCCGATGCCGAATACGCCCGCCTGAAGCAGAAAAGTGAGTGAGAAAGCCCTCGAAGCAGTGTATCAGTAGTACTTTTTGACTGGAAAGTATTACTGATGCAGTCATCTTTCACAGCAGCCCCGGAAGGCACCCAGACAGCCTTTCCGGGGCTTTTTTTGCTGCCCAGATGATTCGTTCACGCAGATTCAAGAACGTTTCGCGCTGGTTTCGATGACTTTCGCACTGAAATCATGTATAATCCGGGCAGAAGCAAATCGGAAAAGAGCAGTCAAGGGACTGTAAGCGGCCCCCTAACGCCCCAACGTAAAGGGGCTGTTGCAAAATAGTCCCAACAAAAAAGAGATAGGTT